GGCAATGCTGTCATGCAGATATGGCTGTCAAAGAATATGCTGGGCTTTCAAGACAATCCAACCAACACTGATGAACGCAAACCACTACCGTGGAGCGATGAATAACTTACGATATTTGCTACAAGGACACAAATGAAATATCAAATACTAGAAGGCGATAATCGCGACACCCTTAAAACGCTGGCTGATAACAGCATAGACGCCATCGTCACAGACCCACCCTACGGCATTGACTTTCTGGGCAAAAGCTGGGATGCCAACACTGGCGCATTAGAGACCTATCAAGAATGCCTGCGTGTATTAAAGCCAGGCGGGCACATCCTAGCATTCTCAGCGGCTCGCACCTATCATCATCTTGCTGTCACACTAGAACAAGCAGGCTTTGAGATCCGTGATCAGATAATGTGGATCTATTCTAGTGGATTCCCCAAGAGTCAGGACATTGGTAAGAGTATTGAACGCAGTGAGAAGAAACGAGCAGACAACGCATTAGGTATCAAACGCAGTAAGATTGAGTCAGGTCCAAAGACTAACTGCCCCAAGTGTAATAAGACATTAAATGGCACTAATCAAAACACCTGTGAAGAAGAGCAATGTGATCTGCGTGACGCATTAGCACCAGCACTCAATGACTGGGCAGGTTGGGGCACAGCACTAAAGCCAGCACACGAGCCTATTGCCTTGGCCCGCAAGCCTATCAAACTCAGCATTGCCAAGAATGCTCAGCAGTGGGGCACAGGTGCCTTAAACATTGATGCCACTCGTATTGCTATTGAAGGTGCGGACACTCGCAGTGGTGGTAGCAATGGTCATAGCAGACTGACATTTGGTGAAGGCATTACTTCTAACGAAGACAGCCATATTGGTTATGAAGTCAATGACATTGGTCGCTTTCCCTCTAATGTCATAGGCGAGATAGCAGACTATCAAAAGTATTTCTACTGCCCCAAGGTGAGCCGTAAAGAGAGACATCTTGGATTTGATGATGTGCCAGATCCATTAGCCAACTATGCCCAGGGTGATGTCAAGAATCATCCATTATGGGATCCCAGCATTGGCACCAATGTTCAGAGACTCAAGCACAAGATACTAGAACACAACAAGACCCTAGGACAAGCACATCAAGTTCAAGGTGTTGTAGGCAACAATCACCCCACCGTCAAGCCTATTGAATTAATGAAGTATCTCATCAAACTTATCACCCCACCAGGTGGCATCGTGTTGGATCCATTTAACGGTTCAGGATCAACTGGTTGTGCCGCAGTAGAATTAGGCCATGAATACATTGGTTGTGAGTTGGATCCTGCTTATGTTGAAATAAGCAAGCGAAGAATAGAAGAATACAACAAGAGTAAAAACAACTTTGAGGCCTTGTTTAGTGCCGCTTAGTCCCGCACAAGACACCGTTGCCAATGACAGCACTCGCTTTCGTGTTGTGGTGGCAGGCAGAAGATTTGGTAAGACTCATCTTAGCATACGTGAACTCTGCTATCACGCCAAAGAACCTGACAAAGAAGTTTGGTATGTGGCACCCACTTACAAGATGGCACGACAAATTGTTTGGCGTAAACTCAAGAACAAACTTCAAGACCTAAATTGGATAACAAAAACAAATGAAACAGAACTCACTATCACGCTTCGCAATGGCAGTGTTATCAGCCTCAAAGGCGCTGATAATTATGATAGTCTACGTGGCGTTGGGCTTGACTTTATTGTGCTTGATGAGTTTGCAGATATTGATCCTGAAGCTTGGTATGAAACACTCAGGCCCACACTATCAGACAAGCAGGGCCGTGCTCTTTTTATTGGCACTCCTAAGGGCATTGGGAATTGGGCCTACAACATCTATCAAAACACACTAGACAATCCCACTTGGAAGAGTTATAGTTTTACCACAATTGAAGGCGGACAAGTTCCTGATTCAGAGATAGAAGCCGCTAGACTGGATCTAGATGAACGCACGTTCCGCCAAGAATACCTTGCCACATTTGAAACGTTCTCAGGTAGAATATATTACGGTTTTGATCGTGCCCTCAATGTGCGTAAATACGAGGGCACAACACCTGATGTGATCTATGTGGGTATGGACTTTAACATAGACCCAATGAGTGCTGTGATTGCCGCCAGGATGGGAGATACCCTACATATCATAGATGAAGTTAGGCTGTTTAGTTCCAACACCCAAGAGATGGTTAATGAACTTAAACAACGCTTCCCTAAAACTCGCATTTGGGCTTATCCAGATCCTGCAGGCAATCAACGCAAGACATCAGCAGGTGGACAGACTGACATCATGATATTGACCAATGCTGGCTTTGTTGTGAAAGCACCAAGAGCACACACACCAGTACGTGATAGGATCAATGCTGTCAACAGCCGTTTGTGTTCTAGTAGTGGTATAAGACACTTGATTATTGATCCTAAGTGTAAATATACAATAGAAGGACTTGAACGTCAAGTCTACAAAGAAGGCTCAAGCCAACCTGACAAAGACAGCGGCTACGATCATATGAATGATGCATTGGGGTATATGACGGATTACTTGTTCCCAGTGCGAAGAGATATAGATCCTGAACTGCTGATACCACAGCGTTGGGGACACAAAATAGGATGAAACTAAATGAATGTCATTGACACGCTATCAACAGAACTGAAAAGCCTACTACAGGGCAATCTACTTTATGAAACCTACTTCCCTCAATGGGAATACCTACTAGAATCATATGTTGGTGGCTTGGAATATCGTGATGCCAATCACCTAACACGCTATCAACTTGAAACTGACAATGAGTATGGTGCTCGCATTAGAACAACACCATTGGAGAATCATTGCCAATCAGTTATCTCAGTTTACAATTCATTCTTGTTCCGTGAAGATCCTCATCGTGAGTTTGGCTCAATAGAATATATGTCAGAGCTTGAAGACTTTCTCAATGATGCAGACTTTGATGGTAGAAGTCTCAACGCATTCATGAAGGATGTTGCCACATGGACTTCAGTGTTTGGACACGCTTGGATCATAGTATCCAAGCCCAATGTGGGTGCAGTCACCCTGGCAGATGAACAGGCAGCAGGAGTTCGCCCTTATGTGTCATTGCTGACACCAATGGTAGTGTTGGATTGGGAATACTCTCGTGCTCCAAGTGGACGTGTTCAATTGAGTTATCTACGCTATCTAGAAGAAACCACTGGTGAACTCAAGACGGTTAAGACTTGGACACGTGATATAATCACTACCACCGTGGTTGATACCAAGCGAGATGTTATAAAAGAAATGACTGAAGAAGTCAACGGCTTGGGCATGATACCCGCAGTATGTGCCTACAATGGCAGAAGCATCATACGTGGCTTTGGTATCTCAGATATTGCGGACATCAGCGACGCTCAGAAATTTATATACAACGCTACTTCAGAAGTTGAACAATCAATCAGAATGGATAGTCATCCCAGTTTGTGTAAGACACCTGAAACTCAAGCAGGTGTTGGTGCTGGTGCTATCATTCATATGCCAGAGAATCTAGATCCAGGCTTGCGCCCCTATGTGCTAGACTTTGCTGGCGCCAATGTGTCATCAATATATGAAGCAATCAATCACAGCATAAGCTCAATAGACAAGATGGCTAACACTGGTGCAGTTCGTGCCACTGAATCAAAAGTTATGAGTGGCGTGGCTATGGAGACTGAGTTCCAACTACTCAACGCTCGCCTTTCAGAGAAGGCAGACAACCTACAATTAGCAGAAGAGCAGATGTGGAAGATATGGTGCAAGTATATGGGCTATGAGTGGGATGGTGAAGTAGACTATCCAGGCAGCTTCAACATACGTGATACTGCTCAAGAAATTACACAACTGCAACAGGCCAAAGCAGCCGCTACCAATCCCAAGGTATTTGACTTGATTGATGGCAAGATTGCAGAGTTCTTGGGTGAAGATCCAGAAGTTTATTTTGCCGCTGATATGCTACAAGGACAAGATGTCCTACCACCAGAGCCCGTGTTTGAACCACACATCATGTGTGATCCTATTACAGGCAAAGAGTACATTGCTCGCACTGAACAAGAACATCTTGACTATGCGGCATTGGGATACATTCACAAAGAAGAGGAATATTAAAATGAGAGCACTACCAACCCGTGGTTCCAGAACTGAAAAGAACAAGAAGCGTCCCAAGCCCCCAAAGCGTAAGGGCTATTGATGCAGGTAAAAGTTGTAGACAAAGTGTCAGGTGTTGTGAGATACATTCAAGCTGACGCTAGACTCTACAACAATCATCTAAAGGCAAAGCAACGCAATTTAGATAAAAGAAAACAGAACACCCCTGGGAGCGAATCCGCAGTAATCGTCAATATTATGGCTGAAGACGATGACAAACAATAAATATGCTACTATACTCTTAAAGGGAGGCGATGCACAATGTCAGATAATACATTGGTAAACGATACGGCAACTGACGCCACAGACGTTAATTCTGAAAGCCAGGCACAAGCGACAAAAACTTATAGTCAACAAGAAGTAGACAACATGATGGCCCGTATGAAAGGGTCGTTGGAAAAGAAACTTCTCAAACCCTATGAAGATTTAGGAGATCCTGCTGAACTTAGACAACTTCGTGAAGACGCTGCCAAGAAGCAACAGGAAGAACAAATCAAGCGTGGGAAATTTGAAGAAACACTACGAGAAATGGCCGCTAAAAAAGATGCTGAGATCTCCAAGAGAGATTCCATCATTAAGGAATACAAAGTGAATGTGCCCATTCTTTCAGCCGCAGCCAAATACAATGCGGTGAATGCTGAACAGGTTAAGGCTCTACTTGCAACAAATGTAAGACTTAATGAAGGCGGTGATGTAGAAGTAGTAGATGGTAAGGGAAGTGTCCGTTATAACGACAAAGGTGAAGCCATTGGCGTTGAGGACCTAGTGCGAGAATTCTTAGATTCCAATCCGCATTTCAAACTTGCTAACCCTACAACTACAAATTCCAAAAGCAATATTGTAAGCAAGGGCAATGCTCCGTTGGATGTGTCTAAATTAGACATGAACAACCCAGAACATCGTGCCTTGTATAGAGAACACAGAAAGACATTGGGTCTTTCCTAACTTAACTTATAAAAGGAGTCTTAAATGACTATTACTAACACAACCACTCTAAACGACCTCTTGCCAAGTATCGTTGCTGAGGCATTATTCGTGGCAAGCGAGAAGTCTATCATGCGTGGACTAGTTCGCAACTACAGTCTGGCAGCAGGACAAGGTAAGACTGTAACAGTTCCTATCTATCCCAAGCAGACAGCGGCAGCAATGACTGAAGGTGTTGCACCCACATTCACAGAAATCTCTACAGATGGCGCTATACTAACCGTTTCAGAAGTTGGTTTAACTGCACAGGTCAGCGACTTGGCTATGATGGCTTCAGCCTCTAATGTTGTTTCTGACATTGGTCGTTTGTTTGGCGAAGCTATTGCTCGCAAGATGGACACTGACTTGATGGCGAAATTCAACACTTTCAGTCAACTTTCAACCGCTGGTGTGGCTACTACTGCTTCAGCTACTGAATTGTTCAAGGCTATTGCAAAACTTCGTAGTCAAGGCTATGACACCAGCAATGACTGTGCTATCGTTCTACATCCTAATGTGGCTTTTGATGTATTAAGTTCAATTACTTCTACATTTGCTGCCCCAGCAAGTATGGTTGGTAATGATGCATTGCGTAGCGGTTTTATTGGCACCCTAGGTGGCGTGCCCGTATATCAGTCAAGCCTGGTTGGCCTTGAACAAGTCGTTGGCGGCAATGCTGGTGACTATGCTTGTGGTATTTTCCACAAAGACGCATTGGGTCTAGCAATGATGCAAGACATCCGTATTGAAAGCCAGCGTGAAGCAACCAAGCGTGGCTTTGACCTAGTTGGTTCCGCAATTTATGGTGTTGGTGAATTGTATGACGGCGCTGGTGTATTAGGAATTTTTGATTCCACCATTGCGTAATTAGGAGACTAAAAATGGCCTTCGTATCTGAATCAGGAACCGTAATAAGTTTCGCAGAATTTCAAGATGTTGTGGATAAAGATACACGTATCTTTGAAGCAAATGAGGGCCTTTCTGATGATGTCATTGATAAAGCACTAGTTAGATCAACTGAAAAGATTCTAGCACGCCTACGCAATACACAATGGTGGAGAAGTTATTACCTAAAACGTAATACTGCTACCACTATCAATTCTGTTGCAGATATTCCCGCATTGGAAGTAAACAAGATTGACGCACGTCAAACTGACTTTACAGACTTATGTGTGTATACTGCATTGAGTGAAATTGTGTTGCCAGGTGTTGCAGACTTTTCAAATGCTGACAGTGCTGAACGTCAGAAGATGGCCTACTATGAACAAAGAGCTAGCTTTTTGTTTGATGAGTTGGTCACTGCTGGCGACTGGTATGACTTTGATAACGACGGTACAGTTGAAAGTCTAGAGAAACAACCAGGTCAAATTAATCTTAAGAGAGTGAGATGAGAACAGAAGTTTTAGAATACATTCAAACCCTGGACATTGGTGGCTTCAACGTCAGCAATGAATTGCCATGGAGCGAAAGTGGGACAGAACTTTATGTAAAAAACCTGAAGAAGATTTATGTTGACATAGATCAAATTCAAGTGGACCCTCAGATACTCACACTTGATGGCACAAACATCAACAATGAGATTACCATCGTCAGGATCTTCCTTGCCAATGATGCTAAACAAGTACCAGCAAACTACAGTGATATTATAAATGAATTGAAGACTGCCAAGGACATTGAAGCGGCACAAGGGTTTACCCGTCGTGAATGCCAAATTACTACAGATATTCAAGCAGATAGACTTATCACTACGATAGAATTACGATTCATTAAACTAATTTAAAGGAGCCAATTATGGCATTTTATTCACCAAGTCCTGGCAATGCAAATTCGCAGGTCGTTCTACAGATCAACGTCATTGGGGCAGCAAGCCCAAGTGCTGTGATCACTGGAACTGCACCTGTAACTGCTATTGCCATGGGTACACCACTGAGTGTTCCCGCATTACAAGATGTAACTATCAACGCAGCCAACGATGTGTTCACATGGAGTCAACTTGATTCCTCAGCTAAACAACAAGTGGCCACAACTTCAACTAACTCATTGTCAATGAACATAGTTGTTGATCCAACCACATTCTTTGGAACCACCATTGATGCCGCAGGCAACACTGCTGTGGCAGTTCAAGGCATACTGGGTCTCAGTCGTAACAAGACCAAGATTGCATTTGCTCTGCGATTCCTAGATGCGGCTGAAGACGGTAGCACAACCACAACCAATGATCGTTGGTTCAAGGGTCAAGGATTCATTACTGGTCTAGCACCAACTGTTTCCGCTGATGCACCTGTATGGGTTACACCTATCACTATCACAGTGACAGGCGAGTACCTAATTGCGGCAACAGTAACGACCTAATCAATGCCTGGGAGCGAATCACGCAAGTGACTGAAAGGGGGCTTAAAACCCCCTTTCTTTTATGCTAAACTAAATACAAAGGTAAGCAGATGGATATACTAGATTCAAAGACTGACCAAGAACTCCTACAGAGTTTGATAGTAGAAATTGCCAAAACCACAAATGAAATACGTTGTGCCAAGGCAGACATAGATAAAGCACAAAGCAGAATCAAGTTCTTGTTGGTTCTTGCTCACACAATGTTAAACAGACAAAAGGATTAATAGATATGAAAATCAATCAAATAGCCAGCAAACCCCAACTAATCAAAGTCATCGTGGATGACAAAGCCACCATTAAAGAATTTGGTGAAGCAGTAGAATTCTGGACCTGGGACAGACAACCTCTGGACAAGTTTATGAAACTGGCCAGCGTCAAGCAGGACAACCCTGCTGAAATTATTGAAATTGTAAAAACACTTATTCTAGATGAACAAGGCAATGAAGTAGTCAATGGTGAAAATATGTTGCCCACTCAGCTGTTGATTAAAATTATCCAGAAGGTGACTGAAACTCTGGGAAAGTAATTGGCGAGGATCTAGATTGGAATAGTGATGAGGCCAGTATGATACTCACTATTCACAACCTCGCTAAGACATATATGTTGTTGCCCTCAGAAGTGTTAGGCAGGGCAACCACATTTGATTTGTATGTACTTGATACGCATTCTAGGTTTATTAAATATCAAGAACAAAAGGCACAGGGCAATGACAAGAAGCAGGTGTTTGACAATTCAAACAAGAGAATGCCCAGCAAGGCAGAAATGCAACGGATGTGGGACAATGTTAAAGCAATGAGCGAGGAGCGTTTAAAATAATGATTGACATCAAACTGGATATACAGGATAGGATCACTGGGGATATCACCAAACTTAAACGAGAGTTGGGTGCAGTTCCCAAGGCAGCTGTCACTGAATATCAAAAGCTGACACCTATCAAGAGTGGTAATGCCCGCAAGCGAACCACTCTTCAAGGCAATACTATTAAAGCCAATTATCCCTACGCTCAACGTCTTGATGAAGGCTATTCCAAGCAGGCACCACAAGGTATGACCAAGCCCTGGGAGTCTTGGTTGCAGAAATACCTTGATAAAATAATGAAGAGGTAAGACATGGCTGCTAATCTAAACTATAATGTAAACGTCAACACCACTGCTGGCGTTCAAGCCCTAAACAATCTACAGAACAAGGTGTCAGGTGTCAGTAATGCTTTCAGTGGATTAAAAAATGCCATTGGTGGTATTGCCGTTGGCGCTGCCATTACAAGTATATTGAGATTTGCTGACAACATTCAAGACTTGAGTGATGCCACTGGCATAGCCTCTGCGAACATACTGGGCTTTCAGAAAGCAGTTCAGGCATTTGGCGGATCAGCAGACGGTGCTGACAAAGCCATTCTCAAATTGGTTCAAAACATTGGTGAAGCCAATAGTGGATCAGCAGAATTGCAATTGGCATTTAATAAAGTTGGTGTTTCATTAGACGACTTGAGAAATCTCAGCGAACAAGACATCCTAGCAAAAACTCTAGTGGGTCTTGAAAAAATACAAGACAAGTCGCTACAAGCCGCATTAAAGGCACAAATACTAGGCAAAGAAATGCGTGGAGTTGCTTCAGCAGGATTGCCAGAAGCACTGGCTAAAGCAACTGCTGAAAGTGAAAAGAATGCTGAGAGTATTAAACGAGTTGCTGAACTACAAGGCAATTTAGAAAAAGCCATTGGCAAGGTAAAATTAACTCTATTAGAAATAATTTCACCAGCAGCTGATTTTGTTAATGCACTAAATCCTACTAGATTGGCAGAAGCTATTGAGGGCTTTACTAAATTGGCGGCTGTTATCGCAGCTTTTGCAATATTTGGTAGATTGGTTGTTATTGCAGAAGGATTGGCTGTAGGGTTGACAGGAGCCGCAGCCGCCGCAGGGTTATTTGCTTTAAACATTGTAAAAAACTTTACCGTTATAGGTAAAGTTCTAACTGGTATTGGTGCATTAATCTTGGGATTTAAAACAATATTCCCAGATACATTTAAAACTATTTCAGATAGTTTTGGTAAAGCAATAGATAGTGCTCAAGAATTCTTTGGCATGGAGAAGCCTAAGTTCTTGGACCAGTCAGAAGTAGATAGAGAAAATTATCTATTAAAACAACGCAGTGAAGCATTAAAACAAAATGGACAAGCGGCAAAGGAGCAAATTGATCCGTTTAAGTCTCTAAAGGAAACCTTAAGAGGTACTGCTGATGAATATGCAAGAATAAACAAAGAGAATATTAAGAATATTGAATTGGCAACCAAGTTGGTTGGCTTAACTAGTCAGGAAGCAGACATTCATAGAGCCAATGCAGAATTAGTTAAACGTGAAACTGATGAGATTAAAAAACTTGAAGATCAGAAAAATAAACTAACTGAAGCTCAACAAAAGGCTGGCATTGGTGGCATCATTGATGCACAGATTGCCAAAATTAAAGAACAAACTCTAGAAGATCAAATTTCCACTGAGCAGGCCATTAAGAATCTTGAAGCCAGACGTAATGCACATGAAGCACTCAAGGCAGTTCAAGACTTTGCCTACAAGAGTGAAATTGACGGTGTTAGAAAAGTTCAAGACATCATGGATGACATGAACAAAAACACAATGAATGGCTTACAAAAAGCCTATGCAGATATAGAAATTTCCTCACGCAAGTCAGCAGATGCTGCCGTTGATGCAGAAAACAGCCGTCGTCGTAGTGCTGGTTTGGCTAAACTAACTGCTGAAGAAACCAAGCGTTATTATGATGAAGCCAATAAAGGCAATGCTCAACTCAAGCGAGCCACAGACGAGGCCTACAACAATAGTCGTAGGTTTAGCACAGGCTGGAAGAAGGCATTCAATGACTATGCAGACAATGCCACTGATGCTGCCAAGACAGCAGAGAACCTATTCAAGAAAGCCACACAGGGCATGGAAGATGTCATTGTTAAATTTGCCAAGACTGGTAAGTTTGAATTCAAAGAGTTTGTGAGTGATATGCTTGAACAACTATTACGCAGTCAAATACAATCAACCTTTGCTGGACTACTAGGCGGCATCACAGGCGGTGGAAAAGGTGGCGGTGGTCAAGGAGGTGGTGGTCAAGGTGGTGGTGGAGGTGGTGGAGGTGGTATCTTAGATTCTATCGCTGGCCTATTTGGAGGCGGTGGTGGTGGAGCCCCTGGCAGTTCTGCCAACAATCCCATGTATGTGATAGACATTGGAGGTGGTGGTGGAGGCGGATTCATGGGCCCAATGCAGGAGCAGGGTCAAGGTGGAAGTGGTGGTATGTTTGACACCATAAAGAATATTGGATCAAGTATTTGGGATGGAGTCAGTGGCGCAGTAGGCGGCATTGTGGATGGCATCTCAGGAGCATTTGGTGGCATCGCTAGTGCAGTAGGCGGATTGTTTGGAGGTGGAGGTGGTGGCGACTCAGGTGGTGGATTCTTTGACGGCATCTCAAGTCTGTTTGACGGCTTCTTTGCCAATGGTGGTAATATTGGTGCAGGCAAGTTTGGTGTGGTAGGTGAATCAGGACCTGAATTGGTTAGTGGACCAGCATCAGTGACACCAATGGGTGGCGGAACCAATGTCACTTACAATATCAATGCTGTGGATGCTGCCAGCTTCAAACAGATGTTGGCACAGGACCCCAGCTTTATATATGGATTAAGTATGCAAGGCGCCAAAGGCGTCCCAGCAAGGAGATAACAATGAGTTTTCAATGGATTATAGACAATGCTGAAACATTCAGCATCAATAGAAAGAAAATGGTTGCCAGTACTACTAGTCGCAGTGGTATTGTTCGTGCTGTTAGTCGCGGCACACAGCCAGATAGAATCACAGTTCAACTGCCAGACGGCATTGCTTGGACTACACTGAAAGCCAATATTGAAGCCGCAGAAGTACTGGACAAATTTACCAACGCCACAATCAACATACCCTATGCCAAGTTTCCTTGGTATTACAACAACACGGATCCAGGTGGCGGTGCATATTCAAAGACTGTGAAATGTCTTGAGTTTCCTGAGTGGACCATTATGGCTCGCGATCAAGTGTCATGGAGTGGGCCTTTTGTATTTGTAGAGGTTATTGCATAATGGCACTGACACCTAACCTAGTTAGTTATACTGCTGTTCAAAGCAATCTGTTTGTTCGCATACAGGTGGATGAATACAGAACAACACCAGGTGGTGCATTCACACCAGTGGTGCTTAAATTCTCAGACAGCCTAACCACTAGAACAATCAATGAAGAAGAGTATACCCCACTTGGCAGTCTAATGTCAATATCCAGTTCCAGTAGTGAACTGCGTGTGAGTGGCAGTGGTTTAAATATCAGCATATCAGGTATTCCTGATGCAAGCATAGCAGAAATTGTAAATTCAAAGATTAAAGGTTGCCCCGTTAGGATCTATAGATTGTTTTCAACTGCTACCACAAACGAAATCATTGACATTGATGGCAATCCCAGCGGAAGATTCCGTGGTTATATCAACAACTTTTCACTCACAGAAGAACTTGACAATGACACAAGAACTGCAACGAATACCATTACTTTGGTTTGTGCCAGTTCAGTTGACGTACTTCAAAACAAGATTGCTGGACGCAAAACAAATCCCAGCAGTCAAAAGAAATTCTTTCCAAGTGATCTAAGTATGGATCGTGTGCCTAATTTAGAAAATGCCACATTTAACTTTGGAGCACCCAAGCAATGAGTTTCCTAGATGATATTATTCAGGTTGGCTCAGACATATTTGGTGCCGTATCTAACAGTGGCATTCTTGGTGGTGTAGTTAAAAGCGTTGGTCTTGGCTATCTACTAAAAGAAGTTCAAAGTAGCACAACCAAAGAAAACACAGTTCCAGAAACGGCTCGCTCTGAAGCTGCCACCACGCCTGACTACGGGGTGCGAGAACAAGTGGATCCTGACACACAACATTCAGTTCCCGTGGTATATGGCACCGCATACCTAGGCGGTATCATCACTGATGCAGTGCTCACAGACGCAAATCTTACCATGTGGTACTGTCTAGTCATATGTGAAAAGACTGGCAATTTAATTAATGGTACTCCCTCAGTTATTTCCATTGACAGAGTTTATTGGGATCAAAATGAAATTAAATTTCAAACCAACGGACACACCATTCAAGAATATTACACAGCTGAAGGTAATAGCAGTGATAACCCCAATGGGCTCATTGACATCTATTTGTTTAACAATGGTTCAAATAGTCAAGTTTATCCTACTGGCTATTCTGGTATTTCTGCGCCAGCGTATACCTTGTTTCCTAATTGGACTGTGAATCATACCATGAATCAATTAGTATTTGCCTTAATAAAAGTTCAATACAACAAAGAAAAAGGCACAACAGGTTTGGGTAAGATAGAATTTAAAATAACAAACACCATGACTGAAGCAGGAGACTGCATCAACGACTATCTAACCAACACCAGATACGGTGCAGGTATCACCGCTGAGGAGATAAACACATAATGCAAAGCCTATTAGATTTAAACAGTCATAGCAGAACAATTATTGAAGTTGCTGACACACGAGCCAGCGGAGTTGTTCTAGATAGACTGGTATCTGCTG